GTGGAATGGGAGGCAGTAAACACCGCGACAATATCGAAAATCTCATGGCACTATGCCGAAAGCACCACGAAGAAATGGGAGATCGTAAACAATTTAAGGATTTTTTAATCATCACACACCAAATAAAAATGAACAAATGAATATCGAATGGGTTAAAACAAAAGACATCATCCCAAACACGGAAAACCCCCGTATAATTAAGGATGATAAATTTAAGAAGTTGGTGCAATCAATCAAGGACTTCCCAGAAATGTTGGAGATTCGTCCAATTGTGGTCAATAACGAAATGATGATCCTTGGCGGAAACATGCGGTTAAAAGCTATCCAAGAAATTGGATTAAAGGAAGTGCCAATCATCAAAGCGGAGAATTTAACCGAGCAACAACAACGGGAATTTTTGATAAAGGACAATGTTGGATTTGGTGAGTGGGATTGGGATGCCCTGGCCAACGATTGGAATCCAGATGAATTAAATGACTGGGGATTGGATGTTCCCAATATAAATGTATTAGAAGCCGAGGAGGATGACTTTGAAGTTCCCGAAGGTGGAAGCGACACGGATATTGTGTTAGGCGATTTGTTTGAGATAGGTGAACACCGATTGTTGTGTGGGGATTCAACGGATAGCGAGGCGGTGGCAAAGTTGATGGATGGGCAGAAAGCCGACATGGTTTTTACTGATCCACCGTGGAATGTAAATTACGGAGCCGTTAAAGAAGGCAATGCAATGGGGTATAAGCCGAGAACCATTATGAATGATTCGATGTCAACGGAGGATTTTAAAGATTTTATGGGTTCTGCATTTTCAATGATGGCAATGTTTAGCAAACCAGGATGCCCGACTTATGTAGTTATGTCTGCGCAAGAATGGGGTAATTTAATGTTGGCGTTGCATGAAAACAATTATCATTGGAGTAGCACAATTATATGGAATAAGTCACATTTGGTTATGAGTAGAAAAGATTATCATACAAAGTACGAACCAATTTGGTATGGATGGTTAGATGGGGCACCTCGTTTATGCCCAGTTAAAGATAGAAAACAATCTGATGTTTGGGATGTCGATAGACCAACAAAAAGTGAATTACATCCAACAACTAAGCCAATTGAATTAATAAATATTGCATTAAAAAATAGCAGTATGCAAAATGATTTAATAATGGAACTATTTACTGGAAGTGGATCAACAATGGTTGCATCACATCAACTCAAACGCAAATGCTACGGGATGGAACTTGACCCCAAGTATTGCCAAGTGATAATTGACCGAATGAAAAAATTAGATACCCAATTAGTTGTTAAAAGAAACGGAGTTGAAATATGAAAGCATGGAGAGAAACCAACCGAACCACCCCCATCGATAACGAGTGGGTATTAATTGACACCAAGCAAGTGGGATATATCATGGAGGACCAATGGTATTTGGCACACGATGATTCACCAATACATCAACCAATTTGGTGGATGCCAATCCCGATTTTACCAAACGATTGATAAGCAAATGATAAGTAATTATGGCAAATAAAGATTATTTGAAACCCGCCCAACCAGGTGAGGTAAGGAATCCCAACGGGAAACCCAAGGGAACAAAGAACCGAAGCACCATCGCACGGAAGTGGTTGGAGGTCATGCAAGACACCAAGAACCCCATCACGGGGGAATTGGAAAAACTAAGCCAAGAAGATTTAATCACCCTTGCAATGATACACAAGGCAAGGAAAGGTGATGTTGGTGCGTACAAACAATTGATGGATTCGGGATTCGGTATGCCCACCCAACAAATTGATGTTACCACCGAGAAACCAATCTTCAACGGCATTGACTTGGATGTGAAATAAACCATTTCGTTGACACCAACAATATGCTACAAACCACATCCGCGCAAAAAAAGATTGCCAACCTGCGAAAGCGGGTGCGGATAGTTAGGGGTGGCACATCCAGCTCAAAAACATTCAGTATCATTCCGATGCTTATCACCTACGCCGTGCAAAACGCAAAGTGTGAAATTAGTGTGGTATCGGAAACCATCCCGCATTTGCGAAGGGGTGCAATCCGTGACTTCCTTAAAATCTTGGACATGGTGGGAATGTTTGATCCGTTAAAATGGAACAAATCATCACTCACATACACATTCAGCAATGATAGTTATATTGAATTTTTTAGTGCAGACCAACCACAAAAATTAAGGGGTGCGAGGCGTGATGTGTTATTTGTCAACGAGTGCAACAACATCGATTGGGAATCATACTACCAAATGGCGATTCGTACACGGAAGTTTATTTATTTGGATTACAACCCAGTTGCCGAATTTTGGGTAGATAGTGAATTGGTAAACGACCCCGATGCGGAAATGATTGTACTCACCTACAAGGATAACGAAGCGTTGGATAAATCCATTGTAACGGAAATTGAAAAGGCACGGGATAGGGCAACCACATCCAATTATTGGTCTAATTGGTGGCGGGTATATGGACTTGGTGAGATTGGTAACTTACAAGGGGTTATCTTTTCCAATTGGCAAACCATTGACACCATACCAGAAGATGCAAGGTTGCTTGGCATTGGTGTGGATTTTGGGTATACAAACGACCCCACGGCAATCGTAGCCGTATATGAGTACAATGGCCAACGCATCATTGATGAGGTCGCATACCGCACGGGAATGCTTAATTCAGACATTGCAAAGGCATTACCCAATCATGTACCCGTTTATGCGGATAGTGCCGAACCAAAATCAATTGATGAAATCAAAAGATACGGGATAAGAATCAAGGGAGTAACAAAGGGCAAGGATAGTATCAACTATGGAATACAGATTATGCAATCACAATCGTATTTGGTTACATCTACATCCACTAATTTAATAAAAGAGTTGCGGAATTATTGTTGGGATAGTGATTCCCAGGGGCGAAGTATGAACAACCCGATTGGAACGGATCACGCAATTGACAGTTGGCGTTATCATGAAATGATGGCATTGGGTATCAAAAGTAATTACGGACAATACGATATCCGTTAATTGTTTATTACTTGTTTATTTGTATCTTTGCAGATAATATGACAAGTCATTACCAACAATTACACAACCAACGACAAGAAATTAAACGACTGCGATTATTGTTAGTGCAGATACAAGGCGAGGCCCTAACCAAAATCCAATTGTTAAGAAAGGAAATAATCAATCCCCGTGTGGATTTTAACGATGCACCCAATCATTGGAAGGAAGTATTGAGGGCGGTTTGCACAGTAACGGAATTAACACCAGATGAAATACTTTGCCCATCACGGAAACGGGCATCGTTATATGCCCGTCACATGTTTAATTTTATTTGCAGAAAAAGATTAGGGATGCCGTGGGCGGAAATTGGACGGATTATCCATCGTGACCATTCCACGGCAATCAATTCTGTAAACGAGTTTAGTAACATTTTGCACACCGATAAGGAGGTGCAAAGGAGATACGCAAAAGTGTGTGTGTTGCTCAATGAAGCGTTGGAATAACAAAGCAAGGTTTGGTCGTTTTATAATTAATGATTGAATCAAAAACCATATTAGTACCTACATCGTTAAAGGATGTAAAGTTGCATCAAATGTTGGCGTACCAAGGTCTTAAAGAAGACATGGACGATACCCAACGACAATTGGAAGCGGTATCAATTTTTTGTGAGCTTACAATGACCGAGGTCATGGCCATGCCGTTTGACATTTTGCAAAAGGCGGTGGAACGCATCACATTGATGTTGACCGAAGAACCGACATTCACGCCCAGGTTCAAAATGGATGGCGTTGAATACGGGTTTATTCCAAACTTGGATGATATGTCGGTGGGAGAATTTATTGACATTGAAACATACACAAAGGAAACCCACGATTTGTGGAAGGTGATGAGTGTGTTGTATCGACCCGTTACCCATAGCGGACAGAACGGAAGGTATGAGGTTGCACCCTATTCCGCAAACCTTGTTACTGGGTTCAAAGATTTGGATTGCAACACCGCATTTGGGGCTATGGTTTTTTTTTGGAGTTTAGGAATCGACTTACTGAATACTATCCAGAAGTATTTGGAGGTGGAGATGGCACCGCAGATGAAAACCGCCTTACCAAAAAATGGGGATGGTTTGGAATGGTCTATCGACTTGCTAACCGAAATTTCCTACAATTGGAAAATGTCTATACTAAGACCATTCACACCGCTTTGTATTGGACCGCTTACGAAAGCGACATTGCGGAAATGGAACAAAAAATCATTAAACAAAGTTACAAGCGATGAACAATAATCACATAGGCACGGCCTTCAAAATATTCAAGGACATCGCCACAACGGAAGGATGGAATTATAGCCACGGCACATTAACGGAGTTAGATTTCAAAGCGTTCACGGTATTCCCGTTGATGCATTGTTCAATTCAATCCGTGTCACTCACAGACCAAATCGCATCCATCCAAATGAATATAATGATTGCGGATCGTGTAAACTTTTTGAAAGGTGAGAACGAGCAGTTAAATTTAATTACAGTTTACGACCAATACGGATACACGGAGAATGAAAACTATGGGCATATTTTACAACAGATGTATGTTCAAATGTCAAAGGGATTATGGTTGTTAGAACAAACATATTTTAGTCAAATCCAATTCCAAAGGCCAATCGTGTTTAATCCATTTGTTGAAACGATGGATTCGGTATTGGCGGGATATCAAATAAGTGTCACCATTGATTTAATAAACCCGTGGGTTACTGATGGCGATTGCGTTTAGAAATAGCGTTGCCGTTGTTGCGGATTATTCCAAGAAATGGGCAATAGCTTGTCGGAATATGTTGGAAATAAAACGCCCCCGAACATCTATTCGTGCCAAGTGGAAAAAGGTTGGTGGAGGATGGCAAGTGGTGTCAGCAACCAAAAAGACATTCCGTGGTAATTATGTGGCGAGTGGTCAATTGGTGGCATCCATCCAACCCGACCCAAAAGGGTTGACATTGGGTATCAGTATGAACAAGACCGCCGATTATGTGCAACGAGGTCGGAAGCCAGGCAAAGGGATTCCACTTGATTCAATGCGTAGTTGGGTTAAGATGAAACGCATCCAACCAAGGGATATGTCAACGGGTAAATTCAAATCAAAGGCAAACGAGGAAGGGATGAGATTTATGATGAATAGGAAGATAAAGTATTTCGGTATTGAACCATTCCCATTTGTAACCCAAGCAAGACAACAAATTTTACCATCGTTTAATAAAGCTTTGACCCAGGCGATGAGCCAAGATATTAAAAAAGGACTATTTAAGAAATGAACTTCACGGAACAACCAGATGCAATTGTGGGGTGCAATTCCCCAATTATTTACCAAGGGTATGACGGCAATTATGCAGTCACGGGATTCTATTATGAATTTAAGGTTTATGTATGGAGTGGCACTGCAACATTACCCGCAACTCCGATTGTAACCATTAACAGATTACCCGACCAATTTGGTGGTGGAAGGGGATGGATTGATGTACACAAGATTGTAAGTCAATATGTAAAAAGGGATTATTTCTTAACGGGTACATACCAACCAAACATTGGGGATGGTGCAATGCGGGTGGTGGTAACTTGCCAAGGGTTTTATTCAAGCACATCAACATCGTTAATCACTTCTAACACGATATTAGCCACAAGTGGATACACATACACCCAAGACGGATTTAATGTCGGCTACGGCACTACCTATGTGTATACGGACAAATCACAAGTTACATTGACAACCGAAACACCCCAGGCGTATTTATGGTATGATGCAAGTGTGATTACATCCATCACTTGTGGAAGTGCAACGGTCACCCCGAATGCAATTACAACACAATCGCAGTTGATCCAAGGAATTGAAATCAAGCAATTAATGGTTGCGGGTGGAGTATGGGGTACGGATTCCAATATCACTTTTGTAAAAGCGGGGGATGATGTTGTGATGCCCGTGGTGTTTGATTGCCAGAATAAGTATGAGCAACAAGATGCTTTGTATCTGAATAAATACGGGGTTTATGATTCCTATTTGTTTAACGCATTGAGCCGTGATAATTACGGAATTGAAAAAGAAACTTATTCACAACCGATTTTCAAACAAGCGGATTTAAGTCAAGATTGGAGTTATGGCGTAGGTATCACCACATCGTATTTGGTGAACTCAAAATTGACCATGATGGTAAACACGGATTGGATCAATGAAGCGGATATTGATGCGTTGGAACAAGTGTTTTATTCCAACAACATTTTAATGTTGGATGGTAACATTGTATTGGCTGCAAGGGTTGTGGATTCAGCGTTTGAAAAGAAAAAGGTAGTCAACGAATATCTAATTCAGTACACCATACAATTTGAATATAGCCAACCCAAGATTAACAAGATTGTACGATAATGGAGTTAAGATTTTCATTGACCATTGACAACGGGGTTGAAGATACCATTACTTCAATCATGACTGCCTTAGCGACAAGGGCGGTTGGTGGTTTTACCGAAGCACAAGATTGTTGTATTGAAAAGTTGATGGAATTGGGCGGTGCTTTCAATGAGTTATTGCCAGTAGATTTATTTCAAGATGAAAGTGTTGAATTAAATAGACAGTTAAAAGATTTACAAGATTTGTCCACAGTTTGGACAGATTACACACAGAATTTCCAAATCCCCGCCTCGGAAACCAACAACCAAATCTTTGCGGATTGGTTTGATGAAAATGTAGTATTGGGAGGATGGAATCCCAATGTTGGTAAAAATGCTACACTTTACATTCATTCATTACCCGTTTATAATGGGCGTGTGGAGTTTATCGGATGCAAATACAAAGATGGAATCCCGCAATTGTACAACATCGTATTTTACGGAACAACGAAAAAGATATTGGATGTATGGGGTGAGAAGTTATTAAACCACGATATGTGGAGTGCGTATGACCACACGGCCAATTATACAAACATTTTGGCATCGTGGAATCAAACATTAGTCAATGGGGACATATTGTGGCCCATTGCAGATTACAACCAAAATTGGAGGTATTCAACGGCATCGGGAATTAATGGGAACATACGGAATCCAAAAGGTGTTGAGGTGGATGATTTACGCCCCGCAATAAGATTGAAGGCCATGTTGACAACGGTATTTGCGGAAGCGGATTACACATTAAGTGGTTCGTTTTTGTCAAGGCCCGAAATGGATGATGCGTATATTTTACCAATGGGAACTGCGGGTCCATTATACGACCCCGAATATGTTGCAAGTGGATTGGTAACGGCGTATGTCAATACTTTCACTTACACACAATTTACCACGGCAAACTTAAATTACCAGACAATTATATTCCCAACAGTTGCCACTAACCCATCGGGAAACTATAATTTGGCATCGGGTATTTATACGGCAAATCGCAAAGGTAATTATAGCTTTGAAATGTCGTTTTATGTACAATTCAATTCACCCGTGGCGGGTCAAGTTATCACATTTGTAGTGATGTTGAATGGCCGAGTAATGAAAAGTCGCACAATTACAACGAATGTCAATACCTTTATTTCACCCGCTTATTTGAATTTTGATTATGTGTTGACAAGTGGTGACCAAGTATCGTATGGGTATAGAACAATGACTGCCAATGTTTCAACACCATTTACCATGTCATTTGAATGTACAGTTGCCCCCCAGGGAATCAACGGCAACACGATTGATATGAAGGATGCCATGCCACAAACCAAGATTAAGGATTTTGTCAATGGTGTAATTAAATCATACAATTGTATTTTGATTCCAACGAGTTCAAACACAATTGAAATACACAATTTACAAGATTGGTATAGTGCGGGAACGACAAAGAATTGGTCACCATTTATAGACATTAAGGATATTGAACACGACAAGTTACCCATTCCAAAGGTGATATCAATGACCCACAAGGAATCGGAGTGTTTGGCAAGTGAGTATTACAGAAACATCAACCGAAGGGAATATGGATCGATTGAATTTTCACCCGTAATTGATTACCCAACGGATGAATTCAAGTTGGAAACCCCGTTTAATGTGATATGCCCCCAAACATTAGATGAAACTAATGCAAATAATCAAAAG